CTGTAGGCGCGCGGTGTTGCGGGAGGTGGCTGGCGTGCCAGCGGGGCCTTGGGGGCCGGTCGCTCCAGTTGCGCCTGTTGGTCCGGTGGGGCCTGGAGGCCCCCGCCACGCATCACCTACGGGGTCGCACGGCACGTCAGGCGGCTGCGGGTTGCCCGCGAACGACGGACCTCCCGGTATGTTCACACCGTCAGGCATTGTCAGCGTCCTCCATGGAGAACCGTGGCTGCGACTGCTGCTGTAGCTGCTGCCCCATGCTGTCGATGATCGGGGCCGATACCTCGAACGGCAGCGGGTGCTTGCGCATGACGTACATCACCACGTTCCACTGCTCCGCGGTGAGCGTGGCGGACAACGAGCGGTTGGGTTCGATCGGCTGCTGCATGTCCATGTCACACCCCTGCCACGGCTGCCCAGGTGCTGCCACCAGTTTGGTTCACGTAAAGATGTGCTCCTGCCGCGCCATCGGTGCGTATCCATAGCGAGCCGTTTGGCGCTGTCCCGGAGGGAGCACCAGCACCCGCACGAATGGTCGGACCGGTCGCACTACCGACAGCGATGGTGCTAAACGCACCAGTATTAGCGCCCGTCGCACCAATAGCGATATAGTTTATTCCAGTGTTGTCGATGTAGCCGATGGGACTGCCACCGATGTTAAAGTTAAACCCCCCGCTGGGAACGTTGAAGAAAAGCTGATTGCCATAGCCGTTGAGGCCAACAGTGCCGCCCGCATTAACGGCGATGCCGTGTGCCAGGTCGGAGCCAGATGTGGGAGTGCTTGAGATACTAAGATTGACGGCTGTGATTGCCCCAAACGCGCCAGCATTAACCGCCTGTTGCCCGATTGGCATGTTCAGGCCGGTGGCGTTGATATATCCGACGCCGGTCGTGCCAAGCGTAAACACATGGGAGGCACTTGCCGGAGCAACATAATTGAGTTGCCCGCTGGTGACATCAAATCCATAAGTCCCGCCATACAGATCGATGTGCTTGGTCAGATCGGTCGTGCTTGCCGCAAAAGCAGAACCGAGATGCAGGCCGCCAGACGCCGTGACCGGCCCCGGCATGGTGATCGCGCCATTCGCCGCAACCGAAAAGCGCACTGTCTCCGCTGGATCAGCACTGACGATGTGAAACACGCCGTTAACGTCGAACTCTATCCCGGTGCCCACCGTGCCGGCGTCGCAGCGGATGAAGCCACCACGCGTGTTATTTCCGTCGATGATCCACTGCATCTCTGTGCGTGGCGCCATTGACGTAGCAATGAAGGTTCCGGCAGGGGTGGACGCCAGCGCATCGTGGCCAAAGACGATCCCCTTGGCCCAAGTCCCGCCCGTTTTGATAATGCCGATCGCAGCAGAGCAGGGATACTGTGTCGGGGAGCCACTTGGCGGATCGCCACCTGACTGTAACCACAGTCCTATCGTGCTGCCATACGCCCCACTTATATAGGCATTAAGTTCGACGGTCGGCGCCAGATTGCAGATGCCGAACTCAGCACCTAGCGTGGTAGGCGCCCCCGCGTAACGCCGTGTTGAGCCGTAGAAAGCCCAAGTGTTACCGGCGTTTGGGCTTGTGCTGTCCGACATGGCGAACGCAGCAAACCCGATATTCGCGGTCAGATTGCCGGTCCCGTTAAAAATCTGGTCTGAGGCTTTGACGGCAGCCGAACAGGCGATGTTGAAACCGGGAACAGTGTAGAATGCAGCGAACGATTGCAGGTCGTAATACGTCAGGCCAGCCTGACCGACCCAGGTATAGTGCGAAGTGTCGCGCATAGCGGGATTGGCAACGCCGCCGAAGATACCCGTTGTGGCTGTAACCCCGGTGCCCGACACCGTGCCGCCGGACAGCGGCAGGAACGGCCCGCCCTCCGCAACAGGTCCAGGGACGCCCTGCGGCCCAGGCGGTCCCATAGGCCCAGGCGGCCCAACCCATTCCGATGGATCAGGCGGACCTTCCGAGCCGGGATAGTCGCTGTACTTGAGGCGATACGCCATCGCGAACCTCGTGGGATTTAGAAGTACGCCACCGACACGGTCTCGCCGGACGATGGGAGAGCCACGTAGCGATAGATCGCCACCATCGCGTCGCGCACGTCGTTCGCGTCAGTCGTCTGCAGGCCGAACAGTGGGTCGAGATTGGCGGACGTCAGCACGACGTACGGATCACCGAGCGCAGTCGGAATATCCAGCGAGGTCCATCGCGCAATGCCGCGCATCACCAGATCATCATGGACCGCCTGCACCGCCTGCTGGGCGTTGTCGTCGGCCGACAGCACCATGGCGCCCTTGCGCACGCGCGCCTCGAGCAGCGCCACGATCGCCGGGTCGATGGCCTTGCCGAAGGACGACCCCGCCATCGCCGCGGTTAGCTTGGTGTATTCCTCGACGAACGCGCGCGGCACACTGCCAGAGGGCCACCAGACCACCCCCTGCGCATCCAGCGCGGCATGCACCGAGGCCACCTTGTCGAGCATGAGCGCCTGGTCGGACGGGATCGGCGTTTCGTCCGAGGCGATGACGCCCAACTCGATCAGGGCGCCGATCGCGACGGTATCGAATGAAACCATCTCGGTGAGCGTCGGGCTGTCATCGAGCGGTACGATACGCACGCCAAGGCGACGCAATGCCATCTGTGCGATCGTACCGACCGATGTCGTCATCTCAGGCCACCACGACGCCGGTAGACGGAGGCGCTGCCGCCGAGCCTGCCGCGTTGGTGGCGGTGACGGTGCAGGTCGCGGTCTGGCCAACGTCGGCTGCCTGCACGTCGTAGGTGGCAGCGTCAGTGCCAACGGCCATGCCGTTCACCTGCCAGGCGTAGGCGTAGCTGGTGGGCTCGCCCGTCCATTCTCCGAGAGTGCAGTTGAGCGTCGCGCCGCTCTGTGTGACCGCTGGCACGGCGGTGTTGGTGGGCGCCTGAGCCGTCCCGCCATTACCGCCGTTACCACCGTTGCCGCCATTTGGAGGCACATCGACCTCAGCACCTGGGTCGGCCGGATCAACGCCAAGCTCCACGTATCCCGCATCACGCAGCATCGTGTTGTGCTCGATGTTGTCGTAGACGCCGCGGGCGCCGGCCGATGCAGCACTGTCGGGCGGCAGCACCACCGTAGCGCCCTGGATGCCGGCGATCTGTTCGGGCGTCGGCGGCTCGAGGCCGAGTTCGGACGCAGCCGCAGTGATGGACTCCGACACGGCGGGCAGCGGCCGACGCTCACGACGCGGCGTGTGTTGTTCTTCCATTGGATGTCTCCTGTGAGAAAAGCAGGAGGCCAATCAATGACCTCCTGTCGTAGCTACAAACGGCTATGCGTCAGCGACCGCAGCGCTCCACACCGTCATGACCCCATTATCGACCGGCTTCGTCGTGTCCACCGTTGGGTCTGTGCCGAAACGCAGCTTGGCCACGCCGCGGATTTCCTCAACGCCAACGCCGTTCATGAAGCCGTAGTCACGGGTGTTGGTGATCACTTTGGTGCGTTGTGCCCAGGCGATGCCGAGAGCCTGTGCGCCGCAGAGGTAGGACGCACCGCAGTCGATCGTTGAGCCGCCAGGGTCACCGGTATGCAGGATCGGTAGCTCGGGGATTTCGCGGATGATGACCCCGTCATAAATCAGGTCACCAGCCGTGAACAACGGATTGTCGCTGCCCCGGTTCCAGGCGTATTGCAGCGCGTTGATGATCACCGGATCGAGCATCAGGTCACGGAACACGAGGCTCGGCACGAACATCACGTACCATTCCTCATCATTGCTTATCCGGATGGGTCGGATCTTCGGCGTTGCGGTGCGTGCCAGCCGCTTTGCGAGAGTGATCTGTGCGGCGGTCATCTTGTCGGCGGTATTGTCGACGGTTGCCAATGCAGTTGCATATACACCGCTGACTGCGTTTGCCTTCGAGATCCCGAAAAGGGCCCTATCAGCGTTGTTGACCAGCCAGGTGTTGCGCTGGGCTGCGGATGCTGCCGCATAGGTGACTTGGACGTTGCCGTCTGCGGTGATCGCTCCGAGCGACGAGATGATGTCAGTACGGAGCTTGTTAGCGGCCCAA